CCGATTTCCTCATCCATTGCATCTCTTTCAAGAAAATGGTATTTGGGTTTATTTAATGGAAATCCAATAGAAGTTTTCGGATTGATACAATCGAATCCACGAACTCCTGGTACTCCATTAATTGCATCGTCCATGCTCAAAGGGTGAACATATTCTTTAAACGTGCAATCTTCTCCAAATAAGGACATATTGATTTTAGCACTTAAGTCATCTGACGCTAGTTTTACAAAGCGTGGATTGGCGGGGTGCATAACCTCAGTCACATTCATGAGATGCCGGCGTCGTGATGGGCGCACAGCAGATTTTGGTGGAGGACCAAATTGCGTCTCCAATGGGTATTTCTCCAGAACCTTTTCAGCAATGGGTGTTTCACCAACGTTGGATTTAAAACTTGCTAAAGGCACGTCGTGTTGACCATACGCTTCGCAGTTAAATTCTGTATCTTCTGGCATGAAATGAATAGGATTTCTTGGGTGAACAGAAGTGGACATGCCAAACTCTTTCCCTAACGCTTTCTGGGAAAACGCTGTGGTTTCACAAGTTTTAACAATATCCTCACTCCGTGTTTCAAGCACACTCTCTTGAGTTAGGATTGCTCCAATTCCATAAGATTTACTGCCTGTTTTTCGATAACCTGCTGTATGAATACCAATTATTACTGGGTTGCGTGTATTTGTTACAATAACAGAACCACACATTCCATTGCTAGTTTCGCCTTCATAAGTAATTGCATGATATGCTTCAAGTTCGTCAGGACCTGTCATTTCGACTGATCGAATCTTACTTTCCATAGCATAATATGAAGGAGGGCGGAATTCACTAAGATCTTCGTTCATCGCGTGGTGGCGATGGTTGCAAATGATCTTTATAGGGGTATCCTTTTTAATAATATCAGGATCAAAAACTGGTAGCATTGCTTTGGAAAAATCAAAAACATCACCAGACTGCTTTATGTAGGCTACGATTGAGTCGGTGCCAAAAACAGGTCTATAGTTTGCATTGTTGATTAAGCAATCAAAAGTTTTTATGCCAAGTGAAGTGGCTATTCGGAAGCTGCAAAAGAGAGTTTCGCTAGGTTGTATTATATGCCCGGGTAAAACCCACTCACTACATCCAATGGGGAATGAATTACACCATCCTTCGTGTCCAAGTTTCTGGTTGGTTTTCTCACAATAAAGCCAATATCGAACATTACATAAATTCTTATCAACCCTTCCAGCAAGCTGCTGATAGGTACACGATTTCGAATACTCCGGAAAGTCTGTTACGTTCGAATGGATCATTCTCCATTTCTCATCCCTCTCTGTAATAGCTAAGGGAATTTGGGATGCTGCATTAATACGTGATAGAATTGCG